CACTTAGTGATGATGCTCGTTACGATGTCGATCAGATCAATGCAGAATGTGATACTGCTTTAAGCGATTATGGACCTTCTGTTCCAGGCGACTTAATGGGATTAGCAAATGATGCAATTACTTCAGCTAAGTATGATGAGTCTACAGCATTTCCGATCACACTTGCAGATTCCGGTTCCAATCTAATCGCTAGGACCGGAGCAGATAGCGACACGCTTGAAGATATTAGTGATGAGATCGCAGCGTTGAATGATTTTGATCCTACAAACGACACTGTTGCAAACGTCACCACTGTTGCAACTACGACTGATGTGACGAATGAGGTTAGTGCAGATGTGACAAAGATCTCTGGCGATGCAACTTCTGCAAATAATCTTGAATTAGATTATGATGGAACGGGTTACAACAAAGCCAATTCGACTATTGGGACGACCACTACAAATACTGATATGCGTGGAACGGATTCAGCAGCACTCGCTTCAGTCTGCACCGAAGTACGTCTTGCGGAACTCGCTGCTGCGAATCTTCCTGCTGATGTTGATGCACTGTCAGGAGTGATTGTCACCAAACTCGATGATACATTGGAAGATGATGCTGGGACATATCGTTTCACTGAAAATGCTTTGGAAGAAGCTCCAAGTGGGGGTGGAGGTGGTGACGCCACTGAAGCCAAACAAGATGAAATTCTTGTAGACCTCGTAGATATTAAGGGTACAGGTTTTGTGAAGGATACAAATAGTTTAGTCAACGTAACTGGTGCTGCTGCTATTAACTGGACGATTGAGGCAACTGTTTCATGAGTACTATAACTTTTACAACAAAACTAGAGGATGTTTTAACAAATGCTACGAGTTGTGTGCTATCCAATAGTGCTGCAACTATTGGGATTATGCGTAATGATACAGGTGTAGTGGTCACCGCAGCAGGGACAGCAATGGTCAACTCTGCTACAGGGACGTATACTTATGATTTTTCTGCTCCTGTTGACAGCATTTTTTATACTGCGTACATAAAGCTAGTTGCTTCAGGTGCAATAGTTTATCGTGAAGTTGTTTTCTATGTTGGAATAACGAGCACTACAGTCATTGTTCCTTCTGCAATTATCGCACAATATGTGATTAGTACACTAGGCTTATTCGATTCAGTTGGTTCAAATCCAACGTGGCCGTTGTATCGTTCACTTTTACCAGACAGTAGCAGTATTCCCGATGATATTGGTGCAATTTATGATACTTCTCCTTATACACAGGGGAAGACAATGACAGGTATACTTGATCAAAGATATGGAATTCAGTTCATGATTCGATCAAGAGACTATGATACAGGTTTTGTTAAGGCGAAAGCGTTACTAGAGTCACTACAAAGTACGACTTTAGTAGATGAGATTATTGGAGGTACAACTTTTAGAATCAACAATATATCTTCTGTAACTGGTGTCACTTTAATAGGAACAGAAGAGAGTTCAAAACAGAGGTATTTATTTTCGGTCAATTTGTTGACCACTATTAAGGAGTTATAACATGGGATTTATCAATGATGGCTTTTCAACAACTATGGATTTTGCTAATATCACCAGTGGGACGCTCTACTTCCAAGAAGTCGATCTTGTTCCCCCTGGAATTGACATGGGTGGTCCGAATGACACTACGACCATGCGTAATACTACATGGCGTACAATGCAACCAAAGCAGTTGAAGACACTCACTGAGTCTACTCTGAACTGTAAGTATGACTCTGCGATTTATGATGAGATTCTTGCTGCACTTGGTACGATTACCCAGATCACGCTGACTTTCCCTGATACATCAACCTTGTTATTTTATGGTTGGATCGACAAGTTTATTCCTGGTACTGTTGTGGAAGGTGAGATGGCAACTGCTGCAATTACAGTCGTTCCGTCTAATCAAACCGCAGCAGGAGCAGAGATTGCACCTGCCTACACTGGTGACTAATCGTAACTAATTTGTTTATTGAGAAAGGAATTTTAAAGATGGCAAAGTTTACATTAAAGCTTAAAGAGGAACCTGTTGAGATCGAGAATGCTAATGGTGACGTGAACGAGTACAAGATTGTTGAGATGTCTGGTGAGCAACTTGAGACATACTTCAGCAGTGTACAAGATAAGGTCATTATGAAGGAAGGTCAGATCGTTGGAATGAAAAGTTTCAAAGGTGTATACACTTCTTTACTTCGTCATACGATTATGGACGATGAAGGTAAGCTTGTTGCTCTTGATGTCTTGAAGACGTGGCCTTCAAGCGTACAGAAGGGTCTTTTCGATATCGCTCAAAAACTCAATGGGTTAGACACTGAAGTTGAAGATACAGCAAAAAACGATTAGATGCGGGCGGGCGAGATTGGTATATGCTCGCTTCGCATTTACATCTTCCTGTTGCACGTGTTAAACAGGAAACTACTGCAACTCAGTTTTTAGAGTGGGTAGTGTATCTTAAAGAAGTAAAGGAACAAAAGCTTCTCACTCATGAAAAGTTAGACTATTACCTAGCGATGATCGCGTGTGAAGTTCGTAGGACATTGGTCAAAGATCCGACAAAGCTTAAAGTGAAAGACTTCTTGTTGGACTTTAATCAGAAGAGCGAAGACACTCGTACATATGAAGAGCGTCTAAGTAATACTAAAAAGTTCTGGTTCGCGTTTACAGGTATGAAGGGGTCACCTGATGATTAATATGAATCTTGGTAGTATGTACATGCGTATCTTGGGTAACAATACTCAGGCTATCGCAGCATTAAAAGGTGTTGAAGCTCAAATGCTCACCACCACTACCAGAGTCAACTCATTAGGGAAGAAAATGGTAGCAGGGCTGACGCTCCCTCTAGCATTGATCGGTGCACTTTCTACCAAAGCGTTTGCAGATTTCGATAAAGCTATGACTGAATCTGCTGCGATCATGACAAACGTCACTACTCAAATGCGGAAAGACATGGAGTACTTAGCTGTTAGTCTTTCTAAAAATGGCGTACAGTCTGCTGAAGAACTCGCTAGATCCTACTTCTTCTTAGCATCAGCAGGTATGGATGCTGTAAACTCAATGAACGCACTTCCCGTAGTTCAACAGTTCGCTACTGCGGGTATGTTTGATATGTCTGCTGCAACTACAATGCTGGCAGATGCACAAAGTGCGTTGGGTTTACGTACTACTGATGCATCTCAGAACTTATTGGAACTCGCTCGAATTGGTGACGTGTTGACGAAAGCCAATACGTTAGCCAATGCAACTACAGAACAATTCGCTCTTTCTCTAACGACACATGCGGCGGCTGCAATGGACGCATACCGCATTTCGTTAGAGGAAGGCGTTGCTGTTCTGGCAGCATATGCGAGTCAGGGTATTAAAGCTCAGCGTGCGGGAACAATTTTTGCACGTATGATTCGTTTAACTACCGCAGCATACGAAAAGAATTCAAGAGCATGGAAGAACAACAATCTTGAACTGTTTAACGCTCAAGGTAACTGGCGTGCTTTCGGTGACATTATTACAGATCTAACAAATCACTTTGAAGCAATGCCTGTGGAAGACATGACTGAAGGCTTAATGGAGTTGGGATTCCAGATTCGTAGTGCTCAAGCTATCCTTCCATTGCTGGGTCACGGCAGTAACATCGCTCAGTTCAACACAGATCTTGAAGCTGCAAACGGCTGGATGGAACTAGTGGCTGAGAAGAACTTGAAATCGTTCTCTGCTCAGATGAAAATTCTCTGGAATAATATCACCGCAGCAGCAATCAGCATTGGCCGTCAACTCACACCATATATTACCAAATTGGCAGATAAGCTCAAAGCTGCAACTGAATTCTGGGAGAGTTTGAATGAACAAGCTCAAAGTTCCGTCGTGAGATGGGGCTTAGTTATTGCAGTCATTGGACCTGCTGTAGCAATTTTTAACGCATTAAGTGCAACCCTGACAGCATTGGTTGGCACTCTAATTAAAGTTGCCGCACTGACACTAGGTTTGTTAACACCATTCATTGCAGTTGGTACGTCAATTATACTTCTAACGGGATTAATCTACACACTGCGTACCGTGTGGATTAAGAATACGAACAATATTAAACAACATACTAAAACAGTTGTTAAAGTTATTGTGGGGCTGATTTTTGGACTTGGAACTTCAGTAAAAGCTATTGCTCTGAATACCGTAAATGGTATAATAGATATTCTAAACAGTGCGATTGACGCTTTCAGAAACTCAGGTAAAGATATTAGGGGAATTCTTGGAGGATTGAAGGCTGTTCTAGAGGTTAAGCGGGGTGATAACGTACTTGAGGCATGGGCCACTGGTTTCAGCGATAGTTGGGGTGATGAGTTAGTTTCCTTAATACCTAAAGTCAGTAGTACGGGTGAGTCGGTTGGTCAAGCATTTTCTAAAGGCTTCAATGATGGATATGAAAGTGCAATTCCCGGACTAAATGCTATTAAAAGCTGGGCAGGGAAGGCGACTAAAGTTATAGGTAAAGTTTTCTCTGGAATGGCAGGAGGCTTTGCGACTATTCCTCGGGGTGGTGGTAGAGTAATGTCAGGAATGGGACCTGCGATCAAGGAACAGTTTAAGAATGTGTTTAGTGCTGTTAGTGGTCAGATCAAAGAAGATTTTGGTAGCGTTAAAGCTTTAATAGACAAAATGATGGGTGATGTCTTCGCAGACACAGAAGAGATTGAGAAACGCTTAGCTGATGCATCTGCAAAAGCTATTCAGACAAAGATGCAAGCGGCGTTGGATGAATGGAAAGCGTCCAAAGCAGAGATGATCAAGATCGCTGGACTCCATGTTGACATGGAAAATCAGATGTTGCGTGCCACTAAGTGGGGATCTGAAGCACGTAGAATACTTCTACATGAAGAGTATCAAGTTTTCGCTGAAGATGTATTAAATAAGATGGCTTTGAATGAGTGGTACGCTGAACAACTGGCTAAAATAAACATCGACGCTGCTAAAGCTTCAGAGAATATGTTTGCCGGTTTCAAGGCAGGTATTGG